ATCGGCTCGGGCAAGTCTTCGTCTTGCTGCATCGAGCTTTTCCGCCGCGCCGTCGAGCAGAAGCCGGGCCCGGACGGCATCCGGCACACCCGGATGTTGGCCGTCCGCAACACCCAGCCCGAGCTCAAGACGACCACGATCAAGACCTGGCTCGCCTGGTTCCCGGAGGATCAGTTCGGCCGGTTCAACTGGTCTCCGCCTTTCACGCATCGCATCCGCGTCGGCGACGTCGATCTGGAGATGATCTTCCTCGCGCTCGACAGCGAGGACGACGTGAAGAAGCTCTACTCGCTCGAATTGACGATGGCCTGGGTGAACGAGGCGCGCTTCGTGGATCAGGCCGTGGTGAAGACGCTGACCGAGCGTGTCAACCGCTTCCCGGCCGTGCGCGACGGCGGGCCGACCTTCGCCGGCGTCATTATGGACACGAACGCGATGGACCCCGACCACTGGTGGCCCATCGTCGCGGGCGACGTGCCTCTTCCCGACGACATTCCCGAGGAGGAGGCGCTGATGCTGCAGAAGCCCGAGAACTGGCGGTTCTTCAACCAGCCGGGCGCCATGCTGGAGGAGACGGACGGTCAGGGCCGCACGACCGGCTGGAGGCTCAACCCGCAGGCCGAGAACCTCCGCTTCTTGCCGAAGGGCTATTACCAGAACCTCATACAGGGCAAGACGCGCTCGGAGATCCTGCGCAACGTCGCCAACCGCCTCGTCGTCGTGAAGGAGGGCCGCGCCGTCTATCGCCACGTCAGCGAGGACGTTCATTTCTCGGCCGCGCCGTTGCCGATCCTCCCGCGCCAGCCGGTCGAGGTCGGCATCGACTTCGGCCTGACGCCGGCCGCCGTCGTCGGCCAGTCGCTCCACGGCCGGGTGATGGTTCAGCGCGAATTGGTCTCGACCAACATGGGCATGACGACCTTCGCGCCGATCTTGAAGCAGCTTCTCATGCGCGACTATCCGGGCTGCCCCGTCCACGTCACGGGCGACCCGGCCGGCGAGCAGCGGGCGCAGACCGACGAGAAGACGCCCTTCATGATCCTGAAGGCGGCCGGGATCGAGGCCGTGCCGGCGCCCACCAACGACTTCACGGTGCGCGTCGAGGCCGTCGAGGGGCTGTTCAAACGTCTGGTGGACGGCAAGCCCGGCATCCTGATCGACCCGTCCTGCCGGCATCTCCGCAAGGCCGTCGCCGGCGGCTACCACTATCCGAAGCTCCAGGTGACGGGCGAGGTCCGCTATGCCGATCGGCCGCTCAAGAACATGAGCTCCCACGTCGCCGAGGCGCTGCAATACCTGGCTCTGGGCCTGGGCGAGGGCAGCACGGTCCTGCTTGGCGGCAGCGGCGGCAAGTTCAAGACGGTGCGCGTCGAGGGTCGGTCGAGCCCTCACGAACGGCTGCGCCGTCCGGCGGCGGGGCGGCGGCGATGAACGAGCCCGACGAGTGGTTCTTCGCCTTCTACGATCCGCCGGGGCCGCGCCGGTGGTGGGACTGGTTCACGCGGCCGGGCTTCCGGCATGTGCTGGCTTTCGGCTTCGTCGCCAAGCACCGGGTCTGGGTTTTCCTCGACTGGACGGCCAGCGGGCTCACGGCCTATCTGGCTCGCGACGCAGAGGTGGACGCGCTGATCTGCTATATGATCCGGCACGACGGGCGGGTGCTGCGCATGGCGAAGCCGGATCGCGACCGGCCCCGGGTCGCCGGCCCGCGCTGGCCGGCGCCCTTTTACTGCGTGACGGCGGTCAAGCATGTCGCCGGCATCCGGTCCTGGGCCCTCACGCCCTGGCAGCTCTTCGGTACGTTGCAACGCCGGGGCGCAACCGAGCTATTCCTGCGGGTGAAGGAGGAACTCGATGGCTGACGGCCCGGGTCGCGAATTTATTTACCGTGGCGGCACCAAGACCGAGCCCACGAGTTCGTCTGGCGGCACGACGACGACGACGAGCTCGGCCAAGCCCTATGTGCGCTCGAGCGCGCTTCTGGGCGGCGGGGCCAGCCGCGGCTTCCGCCGCAAGCCTCTTCTCGGCTTCCTCGAAGACGAGTTCGGCCCCAAGCGTATCGTTCCAGGACAGGCTGTGCCCGACGCCCCGGACATCCGCGCCGCTCGCAGGCGCCAGGAAAAGGCCGGGATCGCCGTTCGCGGCATCCCTCTGTTCGGCTTCGCGGGGTTCATGAAATGAGCAGCTTCTTCGCGCCCTCCGCTCCCAAGCCCGACAAGGAGCTCGAGCGCCAGCGCGCCGAGGAGCGCCGCAAGCTCGAAGAGGAGAAGGCGGCCGAGGAGGCCAAGCGGAGAGATACGCTGGCCGCGCGCATGGCCGGCCTTCGCGGCACGCGCTCGCTCTTGAGCGGCACGCTTACCGGCTTCTGAGGAGGGCTTCATGCCCCCGAGCGTCGAGATCACGGCCGAGGCCACACCGGCGGGCGCGGCCAACGGCGTCGAGCAGACGATCATCGACCGCTATCAACGGGCGCTGAGAGTCTGGGAGCTGTGGCGTCCGCTCTGGGCCGACGCCTACGCCTACACGATGCCCTACCGCCACGGCTTTTCCGGCTGGATGGAGGGCGAGAACCGGGGCGCCGAGGTCTATGACGAGACCGCGGTCGTCGCCCACGCCGAGCTCGCCTCGAAGGTCGGCAACCTCCTCATTCCCGACTTCCAGCGCTGGGTCGACTTGAAGGCGGGCCGCAGCGTGCCGGCCGACGCGCGCGGCGAGGTAGATCAGCGCCTCGCGCTCGTCAACGAGGCCATGTTCGAGGCCATCAACAACTCGAACTTTTACGAGCAGGCCCAGGAAGCGATCCCCGACATGCTGGTTTCGACCGGCATTCTCCGGATCGACGACGCCGGCCCCGACATCATCCGCGCGCTCTCCATCCCCATCAGCGACATCGTGCTCGATCGCGGTCCCTTCGGCGCAATCGACGCCTTTTTCTTCTGCCGCAAGGTGCGCGGCGACGCCATCGAGGCCGAGTATCCGAAGGCCACCATCCCGCGCGCGCTCGCCGAGAAGATCAAGGCCGAGCCGCTTTGCCAGGTCGATTTCCTCGAAGCCACGATCCGAGACTGGTCCACGCCCGGCGCCGAGGTCTGGAAGCATCGCGCAATCTGGCTGGGCGAGAAGGTTACGATCTACGAGTGGGTCGAGAGCGGCCCCGGTTCCTGTCCCTACATTCCCTTCCGCTGGCGTGCGACCGCCGGCGAGACTTACGGCCGCGGCCCCGCCCTCAGCGCGCTCGCCGCGATCAAGACGCTCAACCTGACGGTCCAGCTCATTCTCGAGAATGCCGAGATGGCCGTCTCGGGCATCTGGCAGTCGGACAATCCCGACATCCTCAACACCGACACGGTGCGGCTGCTCGCCGGCACCATCGTGCCGAAGATGATGGGCTCCACCGGGCTCGAGCCCCTGCGGCCCGGGACCGACTTTTCCGTGGCCGACCTGATCCTGTCGGACATGCGCGCGAACGTCCGCAAGGCCTACTACGCCGACCAGTTCGCGCCGGTGGACCAGACGCCCATGAGCGCCACCGAGGTCTCGCTGCGCCAGGCCGACCAGATGGAGCGCATCGGCGGCCCGGCGAGCCGGCTCTTCTCCGAGCTCGTGGTCCGCACCGTCCAGCGCGTGCTGTGGATCATGCAGAAGCAGGGGCGCATCGAGATTCCGCGTGTGGACGGCCGGATGGTGCGCGTCGTGCCGGTATCGCCGCTGGCGCGCCAGCAGCGCGCCCAGGACGCCTTCGCCATCACCAGCACCGCCCAGGATCTCGCCGCCTTCTTCGGGCCGCAAATGATGCCCTTCATCATGAAGCCCGTCGAAACGGCGCGGCGCCTCGCCGAGCTGCGCGGCGTGCCGGCCGACCTGGTGCCGACCGAGGCCGAGCGCCAGCAGCTTGTCCAGGCTCTTCAGCAGGCGGCCCAGCAGCTTCCGCAGGGAGCGATGCCGTGAACGGGCGCGAGCCCGATCCCGCGATCGCCTCCGCAGCGCGACGGCTCAAAGCCAGGGCCGAGCGGATCGCCGCCGGCGAGGCGGAGATGCCGGGCCCTAAGCGCATGGGGCCGGACGGCATCGTGCGGACGGTCGAGCGGGAGCGCGAGATCAACAGCCTTTTCGCCAGCTTCTTCCGCGGTCGCGCCGCCGAGAAGGTGCTCGCCTATCTTCGGAGCATCACCGTGAACAACGTGGCGGGGCCGAACATCGCCGACGGGGAGCTGCGCCACCTGGAGGGCCAACGGTTCCTCTATCAGGTCATCGAAGCGCGTATCCAAATGGGAAAGGAAAAAGCATGAAAATCCGCATCTTCCGAAAGCCCGACGACGGCACCGGCTCCGGCGGCGATCCCGCCGGCGGCGGCAATACGGCTGGGGATCAACCCACGGGCGGCGGCGCGCAGCGGCCCGATTATGTGCCGGAGAAGTTCTGGGACGCGGAGAAGGGCGAGGTCCGCGTCAAGGACGTGCTGACCTCCTACGCGGAAATCCAGCGGCTCGTCTCCAAGCGCGCGCAGGAGCTCGACACCGAGGATCTGAAGAAGCTGGCCGAGCAGCGCGTCTCGGCGCTGCGCCCAGAGCTGGAAAAGCAGGCTCTCGCCAAGGTGCGCGGCCAGGCGCCGAAGGAGGCGAAGGAATACAAGCTCGAGCTGCCCGCCGAGGCGGCCGAGAAGCTGCCCGAGGACATGCGCGACCTCTCCAAGCTGGAGGGCGACCCCCTGGTGGAGTGGTGGCGCGGCAAGGCCTTCGAGCTGGGGCTGGGACAGGAGCAATTCGTCTCCGGCGTCGCCGGCTTTTTCGAGTTGATCGCCAACGCCCAGGCCGAGGCCGCCAACGCGCAGATGAGGGCGCTGGGCGACAACGCGAAGGAGCGGCTGAACACGATCAAGCTGCATCTCGAAAAGCATCTGCCGCCGGAGGAAGCCGGCGCCATCATGGAGGGCGCCACGTCGGCCGCGGCGGTGCAGGCGCTCGAGAAGCTGATCGGGCTCGGCAAGGCCCAGATCGGCGGGACCGGAACCGGCAACCCGCCGCCCTCGGGCAAGAAGACGCCGGCCGAGCTCAAGCAGATGATGAGCGACCGGCGCTACTGGCACCCGAAGGACCGCGACCCGGAATACGTCAAGCAGGTGCAGCGCGAGTTTGCCCGGACCTATCCGGGCCAGGTGCCGGCCTGATCGGTACGTTGCCGGTCCTTCGCGGCCCGTCGCAAGGTGGAGGCGTCGGTCCCCGTTTCCGACGCCTCCCCGACTTGGGCGGCGGTCGCCCCCGCCGCCCATTTTCGGCCCGACGGCCGGTTCAATTAGCAAATTCCGGTACGTTGCCGGTTCCCCGGCGTCCGTCCGTAGTATGCGCGGCGTGACGGCCCCGCGACCGGCTTAGGCGCGGCCCTTCGGGACAACCGCGATCCGACGGCAGGGACAACCGCAAGGTTCAACCCGCTAGAGGAACGCATCATGTCCACGACCATCGACCAGAGCTTCGTAAAGCAGTTCGAGGCCGAGGTGCATCTCGAGTACCAGCGCATGGGCTCGAAGCTCCGCGGCACCATCCGCACCAAGAACGACGTCAAGGGCAGCTCGACGACCTTCCAGAAGGTCGGCAAGGGCGAGGCCGGCACGAAGTCGCGCCACGGCAACGTGCCGATCATGAACCTCAACCACACCCCGGTGGAGTGCATCCTGTCGGATCACTATGCCGGCGAGTATGTGGACAAGCTCGACGAGCTGAAGATCAACCACGACGAGCGCCAGGTGGCGGCGCAGTCGGGCGCGGCTGCGCTCGGCCGGAAGACCGACAGCCTCATCACCGCCGCGTTCGACACCACGAACAACCCCAACAACATCTCCGTGGCGCAGACCTGGAGCACCGCCCAGGGTCCGCTCACGCTGATGGAGATCTTCGGCGCGACCGACGTGCCGCTCAACGACGGCAACGCCTACAGCGTCGTCTGCTTCCAGGCCTGGTCCGACCTGATGCAGCTCCAGCAGTTCTCGAGCTCGGACTATGTGGGCGACGACATGCGCCCCTTCATGGGCGTGCCGGCGAAGAATTGGGCCGGCCTGATCTGGTTCCCGTTCTCGGGCCTGCCGAAGGACGGCAACGGCGACTACAAGCAGTTCGCCTACCACCGTTCCGCGGCCGGCCACGCCATCGGCCAGGATGTCAACAGCGACATCACCTGGAACGGCGAGAAGCAGGCGCACCTGGTCGTTTACAGCATGAGCCAGGGCGCCGTGCTGATCGACGCCACCGGCGTCATCGAAAACGTTTACGACGTGACGCCGTAAGGGGCGCCGCGAGAAAGGAGCAACGACATGGCTCTCAACAGCGCCAACATGAGCCGGATCGCCCATGCGAACGGCAACAACGTCTGGATCTACAAGACGACGGACGCGATCGCGGCCGTCGCGGCGGCGGACTATTTCAACGCGATGACGAAGGAGATCTTCCAGTTCGACATCATCATCGTCGTGAGCTCGACCGGCGCGGCTCCCGCCGTCGACGTCCTGACTGTCACCTCGGCCAGCGGCGCCGCCTCGGTGACCACCGCCAACGGCACCTAACCCGGCGGCGGCCCCGCCACTCGATACACCTGGGGGGAAGGGGCGGCGTCCCATGCGGGCGTCGCCCCTTTGCGTTAGATGGCCGAGACCAAGTTCCAAATCTGCTCCCGTGCC